ATTTGAAAATGCGGATTGTATTGGATTAGTTAGACTATTTTATGAACAACATGACTGGTCTCCAAATTTTCATGGCACTTTTAAGGAAGATTGGTATAAAACTGAGCCTTTTCGGATGGTGCGATATTTTTGCAAGAATCTAAAGAGGATTAGGGATGCTAAGGATTTAAAATTTGGTGATCTTGTTTACTTCCATATAAATGGTGAGGGACATTGTGGAATCTACCTGGAGTATTCAAAAATACTAACAACGTTCCCACCGGGGTGTAAACAGTGGGATGGCAGTGAATTGGCAAATAGGTCATTTATAGCTCATAAACAACTCTGGTATCCAGGGTTAAAAGGATGTTTTCAAAGAGTCACTTAGGTGGCTCTTATTTTTATGGAAGGATGGTGGTTACATGGACACGTTTTCTTGGAAACCTCTTGGAAATATAAAACCGCGCACTCAAGCATTAAACCGCAGATTGGAATTTGAAGCAGGTAATGAACAAGTATCAAGGACAGCAGTGAATTCAAAGACCACTTGGGAATTACCGATCTCAGGGATTAAAGAAACTTTAGATAATTTACAAGCATTTTTTGATGCCCACGCTCCAGGTGGTATCAAATTTTACTATGTCGATTTTAATGGAATACAACATACTGTTAGATTCGCAACAGATGCCTTTGAGCCTACTGATCAACTTGGATTCGGAGATGATGGTGTATATGGAATCCAAGGATTTAGTGTCACAGTAACTCTCCGAAAAGTGTGGGATGAATCATGATTACTTTACCAGTAACACTTTCAACCATGAAAGACTCAGATTCAGTATTTTTCATTGAACTCTATGTCATTAAGTTGATTAGCGGATCATTGTACTTTAACAATAGTGATATTAAGATACCGTGGTTCATTCCTGGCACTTCGACTCCAGTAGATTATATTCCAGAACCTATCGAACGTGGAGAGTTAAAACAAAGCGTTGACAACCGTGTAGATAATTGCAATATCAAAATATCCAATATCACAGATGATTTTACGAGTGCTTTATTTCAATCCTTCGATTTCCGTGGATCTGACGTTGATATCATCCAAATTGCATATCCAGGAAGTCTTGGTAAACCAGAAGAGTACAAACATACTTTTGCAGGTTATATTGATGCTCCAAGTTTAGATATGTCTACAGGCACATTTGAAGCACTTTTAAAAGCACGAATCCCAAATCTTGAGACTTACAGAACCGTTAAAGGATCATGTAATGCATGGTTCGGAGATGCAGACGAATGCGGAATAGTCCAAGATACAAAGACGGCAATGGTTGTCGGAGGGACAACGCAGTTAACAATATATTCCGCTGCAATTAATGAACCCATAAATCACTGGGCAAGTGGAGTATGTACGATAGGTTTTGAATCAAAGAAAATTATAAGTTCTGCGGTTGGCAGTGTAACAGTGGAATTCCCATTTTACTCTGTACCAGTTGTGGGAACGGAATTTAATATAGTCACGGGTTGTGATAAGACAAAAACGGACTGCAAAAGACATGGAAATCTAACGAATTTTACTGGATTTAGTGCAGTCGTCTTTGAATATCAAGTTAAAAGTTAAGGAGGTGGTAAGTCTTGGGTAAATCAACGGGCAAAACTTTATTAAGTATTGCAGGGTTAGCATTCGGATTCGGAGGTGCTTTTGGAATAGCAACCAAAGGGATTCAGGGTGCGTTAATGGGTTTATCCCTTGCAACTACAGTGTGGTCTGCATTACATCCGGCCAAGACCGATTATAATTTTGACTCCACAGTAAATAAAATTGATAATGATGCTATGATCCCCATTGTGTATGGCACAAGAAAGTGGGGTGGCATACAAACTTGGGCATTTACTGCAAGTGACGGGAAAAAGCAACAAAAGGATATTATTATCTCCGAGGGGCCAATAGCTGGCATATCAGGTGTTTCTGCGAATTGTCTATTAGTCGGTAATGGGACTGGAACAGTTGCTAGTAACTACGGAGCTATCGGAGAAATGCTACGAGCATTATTTGAAGCAAGTCGTGGACAAAATACTTTGTTTACTCTGCAAAATGTAGTGTATTCAGATGCAACTATGCGAATTTATCAAACTAATCATCCGACAGGGAACGATAAAGTTTTAGAATTACATGCTAACGGCATCACAACTTCTATTGCTTTGCAACACGTTTCAGACATAGCTGTTGATAAATCTAATGACTTTTCATGTTCGACTCTTAAATTAATGCAACATATTGAAGAACTTGGGACTGGTTGGCTCGTTATGAATAACGCAGGAGTCGATGCGAACCCAGAAACTATTATAGACATAGGGACTGTAAATGCATACAAAAATCCTACTAATGTTTGCGGTGTAGGCACGGATGGATGTAGCTATGCTTTTGCAAATGGGACTCTCCCGGACAATTATGAGACAGTTGGTAGCTATAAGAATTGTGCGTGGGTTAGAGCTAATTTTACAATTAATGAAACATTGCAAGGTACGAACCCAACTATATCAATGATTGTTAAGGGTATGCTTGTATATGATCCAAGGACTGGACTTACCGCATATTCGGAAAATCCTGCGTTATGTCTGAGAGATTACGTTTTGTCTAAAAGATACGGCATGGGCCGATGGATAAAAAGCACTGATCTTGATGATGATTCCTGGATAGAGGTAGCAGATTATTGTGATGCTCTGATAACCTACATTGATGCATATGGCAATACAGTGACTGAACCACGATATAGACTAAACATTATCTTGGCTGAAAAACAAAAGAATATGGCGAACGTCCAAGCAATCCTCGCAGTATTTGCAGGATTTTTAGTTATTTCTGGGGAGAAATTAATCTTACGTGTTGAAAAACAGGAGTCTATTTCATATTCCTTTGACGAGACGAATATCAAGGCAGGATCAGTAAAATTTGAACAAACTGACCTAGAAAGCTCCCCAAATCGATATTCAATTATATATAATGACCCTGCTCAAAATTTTGTCGGAGTTAAAGTTCAAGTCGAAGATTCGGCAGATCAGCACCAACGAGGTAACATCATCAATAAAGATGTGACTTTGCAGGGTTGTATCCATCAAGGACAGGCACTGAGACTCGGTCGTATTTTCAAAGCACTAAATCGGTTAAATCCTAATATTGTTACATTTAGTACTGGCACAATGGCACTTCATTTACAACCGGGTGATATCACCAACTTCACCTATGGAGTATTATCAAAAATGCCAATGAGAATTTTGCAAACGAGCGAGGTTCAAGGTGTTTGGACTATTAAGGCACAGCAATATACTTCTAGCATATACGATGATGCACTAGGCGCTCAAATCAGCGTAGGCAAATATGTGCAGATACAGAATGCATTTGCCGATGTTGTTGCTAATGTAATCAATATGGATATTATAGAGCAATTTAGGGAGTTAGGTAATGGTGTAGTTGTCTCGGATGCGGAGGTCACATGGACTTCCTTTGATACATTTTATCGAGAAGCTGATGTATATGTACTTTCCGATAATCCTACATGGGATGAAATCGACGTTTCGATGAATGATCTAGAAGGTACGTGGGCAAGCATTGGTAATAACTCTGGGGCATGGAAGTTTGCAGGAAAAGGAAATGATCGTTTATTTTTAACTAACTTAGTAAAAGGACTGACTTATACATTTAAAATTGTCAGTGTAAATACCGTAGGACGTAAAGCAAACTTCGATCAAGCACCAGTGATCTCCGTGACTATCAAAGGTAAAACATATACTCCAGCCCCTCCAACGGGCCTATCAGTGACTATTACAGATAAATGTGAATGGCACTGGAATATCTTAGACCTAGACTGTGATTTTGCAGAGTTACGTACTAATACTAACCCAGGATCAACCACGGGATTACTTGCTAAAACATCGTCAACCAAAGTAATCATCACTCCTCCATTGAGAGCAGGGACAGTATATCTTTATGCACATAACACTGCAAAATATTATTCTGATCCATGTGTCTTAAAATATAGTAAAGCTGCACCAGATGCACCCATAGGAACAGTCATAACCGACATATTCCAAGGTTTTACTGTAAACTGTGCAGCTCTGCCCACTTATTGCATCGGAATTAATGTCCATGTTGATGCCAATGAGTTTTTCACTCCAAATGCAAGTTATACATTCAAGGCTTTAAGCGGAATATTTGATGTGTCCTGTGCATATGTCGATGTTTTCGGTGAGGGGACACGTACTATTGTAGTCAGAAAAGTGATCGATCCGACTATTGATCCTGCATTAATAGCTGCGGAATCATTAAGTCTAGACAAAATGGACACAGTTATTACTGATGCCGTGGCACAAGCTCAAAATTCCGTGGATGCTGCGACATATACCAAAGCGATTACCCAAGTAGTCACAGATCTTCACTCCGCTAATACTGTGATTGCCCAAAACTCGGATGATATACAACTTAGAGCAACGTCTGCTGATCTAATTAGTCTGATTAATGTATGCCCAGAAGTTATTACAATAAAGAGTGACTTGATTCATATTCAGGGAGATACATTAATTGATGATGATGTTATAGTGGGTGGCATGATAAAAGTTAGGAGTATTGATGGTGACCGCATAATTGCAAAAAGTATTACCTCTAACGAGATAGCAGCCAATGCAATTACCATTGGGAACTTTGATCCTGCCACAGCTAGTCTTATGACAACATCTAGCAGCGGTAGAAACTATGCGATAGGAACTATTCAGAGTAAGATCGCAAATCCAGGTTGGAATTTAGCCTATGTCCTGTCACCAGTAACTCCATTGGATGCAACATTTACAATTTCCTTTGATTACATTGCAACTGTGGCAAATGGTGCAGGGTTGGCATTTGGCACTGCTGAGGCTCATGGTGGAGTATTCTTTGATCAACCAAACCTTATAGGAACAACCTTAAATCACCATATTTTCACAGGGGTGTGTTCAAGACTCGTCACAGATGTTGGCATTTGGTTATATGTCAATGATACTACAACCATCTCAAAATTCAAGCTTGAGGGTGGTGCTAATGCTACTGGATGGACACTTGCCACGGAAGAAATTGATAGTAGTATTGCCTTGGCACAAACTACGGCTAATACTGCGGTTGCTAATGCTCTTACTGCAAATAATATGCTCGCAGACATCGGTGCTGATGATAAATTGACCGCAGTAGAAAAGAAATCTTTAAAAAGAATTTGGGATGCAATTGTGTCAGAAATGACTATGCTTGACAGTCAAGCATGGGATTTTGGTCTTACTGCTGAAAAGGGAGTCTATGATAATGCCTATGGTTTATTAAATGCCTATATAACACCATTATTGGTTAATCTGGACTGGACAAGTGATGTTGTAGGGGTAACACTAAGAAGTACTTTTAAAACATATTATGATGCTAAAATATCATTAATAAATGCAATATCTACAAATGCAAAAGATACGGCAAATATAGGTATAGCAAATGCTTTAATTGCAAATAATTTGCTTTTAGACATTGCTAATGACGATAAGTTAACTCCTATAGAAAAATCGTCTATAAAAAAAGAGTGGGACACGATTGTTTCAGAATTTCCACAAAACAACGATCAAGCATGGAATTTTGGGGTCACTACTGAAAAATATGCTTATGATATTGCTTATGATGCTCTTAATTCTTATATAGCACCACTAATTGCAACTTTAAATACTACTAATGATATTGTAGGTGCGACTTTTAGAAATAATTTTAAGGCTTATTATGATGCTAGAACGGGTCTATTAAATGCTGTTGCCACTGTTGCACTCAGTACCGCAAACATTGGTGTTACCAATGCAGGTAATGCACAAACCAGTGCTAATGCTGCTATAGCTAACGCACTTTCCGCACAAGACACAGCTAACACAGCTATAGCAAATGCACTAATAGCTAATAATCTACTAGCAGATATTGCCAATGATAATAAATTAACTCCTATTGAAAAATCTACTATAACAAAAGAATGGGATACGATTGTTTCCGAGCAAGGTTTAATTAACGATCAAGCATGGAATTTTCAAGTACTTGCTCAAAAAGCTACTTTTGATAATGCCTATGCTTCACTTAGTGCTTATGTAACACCATTGATAGCAGATTTAGGGACAACAAATGATATTATAGGTACGACATTCAGAAGTGCTTTTAAAGTATATTATGATGCTAGAACGGACTTATTAAATATGATTGCTGTAAACGCTAAAACAACAGCTACTAATGCACAAACTACTGCTGATGCTGCTGTGGCCAATGCATTGACAGCTCAAAACACAGCTAACACAGCTATAGCTAATGCTTTAACAGCTAATAATATGATTAGTGATATAGGTGCGGATAATAAGCTTACGGCCGGAGAAAAAAAATCATTAAAGAAAGAATGGGACGTAATTGTTTCAGAGCAAAATTTAATAAATGACCAAGCATGGAATCTTGGGATAACCACTCAAAAATATACTTTTGACAATGCCTATGATTCGCTTAATGCTTATGTAACACCGTTATTGGTTAATTTAGACTGGACAACTGATATCGTAGGAACAACTTTAAGAAGTGCTTTTAAAGTATATTATGATGCTAGAACTGATTTATTAAATACCATTGCTTACAATAATCATGTCACAGCCAATACAGGTGTTGCAAATGCCAGTGCAGCACAACATACGGCTGATACTACATTAGATATAACTAATAATAACAGAGCATTGAGTGCAGGTAGTGTATATTTAGACGCAACTGGTATGAAACTCAGTGAAGCTAGTGGTGCATATACAAAGTTTGATGCTGATGGAATAAACTGGTTTTCCACTAGTGGAGTAAAGTATGCTTCTGTTAGAAGAATGTGTCAAGGATCAGTAGCTAATGGTAAGTATGTAAGACTTAATTGGGATAAACTTCCTTTTATTATATTAAGCCCTCTCAGGGTTCAGACAATGGCAACTGGTTACACCAATGCCGATGTCCAAGTAATCTGTCAACCTTATCAAGTAACTCCCTCTGGGTTTAGAGTTCAATTATTAACAAATGTTCTTAATGGTTCTACTGCTGATAATACTTCCCATGCTTTTAATACCACTCTAACTACCCCTAGTACCACAACTAGTTTTACTGTTTCATTTAATTCTAATGGATGGAATAGTAGTTCTTTATCTCATTATTCAACTCATGTTAATTATAGGTTAGTTGGTTCTACTACTTGGATTTTACTTGGTAATGATAATTCACCACAATTTGGTAATAATTGGTCGTATTCAAGAACATATTCTGCGTCTGGTTTAGATGCAGGGACATATGAAATACTTGGTACTATAGATGGTAATGGTGGTTATTCTGCATCATTCAATAATCTTAGTTGTACTGGTGGTGGTACTATAAATTCCACAGGTGTTGTTAATTTTCTTGCGATGGAATCAGATGGAAATTCTTTCTATACAGTAGAGGATTAAAGGAGATTTATATGAATTATGCGATATATGATACGAATAATCAAGTTATAACCTTATACGAGGGTGATATTCCCCCTTTATTAACTCCCAATATTCTAATTTCAGATGCAGATTTTAATATGGCTAAAACTAATTCAACAAATTTTAAAGTGCAAAATAATGTACTAATCCCTATTGAAAATTGTTTATACTATTTAGGAATTAAAAAGGATTTTTTAATAATGGAATCAGATAGTTATACTTTTGTAGATTATCAAATTCCTAAAGGGTATTCTATAGTTAAATGGCAAGCAATGGTTAGTACTTATCGCCAAGCACTTAGAGATTTTATTGGAACATGTGATATTAATTCTCCTGTATTTCCGTTATTCTCTACAGACCCCATTGTGCCTACTTTCATAGAACTTCAAGAACAAAAATGGGATGATATAAAACGTAGCAGAGATCTAGAAGAACGAACACCTTTACCATACATGAATAAATTAATAGATTTTGATGTTACTTCTTCTGCTAGGCTCACATGGGCAATCCAAACAGCTATCACAGCAAAATTTATGTCACAAACATTTAATGTAGATTGGACAACAGCAGATGGGAGTGTTCTCACATTAACAGAAAATGACATTTTAGGTATACCCGTAGCAGTAGCAACAAGGTCTAATGTTATCCATCAAAAAGCAAGAACACTCGCAGATCAAATAACCATTGCAACAACACAGGAACAATTGGATGCTATCGTATGGTAGTGTCCTTTATTTTTGTAAGTCAACAGGGCATATTACATGAAATTGTTGATAATGTGATTGAATTAGTTACTCATTCTAAATACGCACATATAGCAATTGGATTTGAAGATTGTATTATTGAAGCTGTATTCCCAAGAGTAATAATAAGTCCAATAGATGAATTTGTTGGTGAAACTCAAAGAGAAATTATTTCTTTTACTGTTGCTGATGAAATGTATCAAGCAATGCGTGATGTGGCTCAAGCCCAAGTCTGCAAACTGTATGGAATCGATGATTGTATCATAGGTGGGCTGCATGACCTGTCGGACATTGAGCTCAGTGCCTTAAACATTACAAACACTGAGGACTGTTCCTCGTTATGCACCATCGTTGCAAGGGTGTTGTTTCCGGGTCTACTCCTAGATATACCTATTTGTGAAGTAACACCTGAGAGATTTTATGAAGCATTAAAATTACAATTACAAGGAGGCTAAATCATGGCATTTGACATATTGTCCTGGGGCTTAGGAAGCACTCCGAAAGATGCTATACCTAAAATATTAGAAAATTTCAGAGCAATAGCACAGGATGGCATCGCTGGTGTCCCCCTCACTGTTTATACTAAAGAGCAGGTTGATGCTAAAGTTAGCGCAGATTCAAGGGTAAATATTATATCTTTTGGCGCACACAGCATCACTGAGGCAGGTTATGGCTCATTTGATAGTACTACGGCGATTAGGAATGCGATTGATTCGCTGCCTAGTATGCCAACTACTATCGTGGGTAAAGGTACTTATAATGTTCCGTCTGGTAAGCTAATTATCCCCCGGGGTATTTGGTACATTCCTAGTGGCATTACGATTTCTGATTCAATTGATATTGAATGTTTCGGAAGTCTGCTCGGCGATCTGACAGTAACAAATGAATTAGATTGGTTACATTTTGTAAAAATTGATGGACTTAATTGTACTAATTTAATTTTAGGTAATTTATATGCTTGCCATTTTAGCAATATGAGGATTAAAGAGCAACTTTCTTTATGTCCATCAATTGGTAATATGTACAATACTATATCCCATGCTTCGGCCGGGAATGTATTGCTGGATGTATCAAAGGCATTTGTTAACCAAAATGCTTTTGAGAGTATCACGGCGTTTGGTTCTTCTGATGCTAAAGGTTTCGGACTAAGGTTGACGGGTGTGCAGGATTGTCAGAACAATTCATTCAGCCAGTGCGATTTTTCCTATGGCCAAGGTATCACTAATGAATCTTTACGCAATCAAAATAACACTTTGTATGGTTTATATTTAGAGCATATGGAAAATGGCCCTAAACAGAACTTAATCGGCAATTTTGACATTGTAAACGCAGCTTTCCCCTTTGCAGGGACAGAAACGTT